TTTTCTGGTAGACAGAATTGTTGAAATATTTATTTGAAAATTGAAAATATATTTTTTTGTTTTCAAAATAGATCTCAATTCTTGATTGATTTGAATTTTTTTCAAAATACTTAACAATAATTGGATCATTACTTATTAGTTTTGTTTTTAAATAAATAATTTTTCCATCATTTTTAAGTATTGCGCCATTGGCAAAGTTATTTAAAACTCCAGTACCACCATCAAGTTGTCCCGAAATTTTTGATCTAGAAATCTCATCATATTTATTTGTTTTGTAAATTAAAGAATCTTTTTCTTGTGGAAGAGTTATTGAGATAACTTTTTCAGCAAGAGTAGGCAGCTCAATAATACCCGTAGAAGAAGGGATTACAAAAGCAGTTTTTATATTATATGAATCAAAAATAACTCTTTTTTGATTATCGGTATCGGAAGATAACAGTGGACTAATCCAAAAATCTATTGTTCCATTGTTTTTATCAAAAATATTTGGAGATATATAAGAGATTGGATTTGCATTATAAAATTTACCAGAATATCCAAAATCATTATTTACGCTATTATATCCAACAATTAATTCCTCATTTTTTGTATATCTTGCCTCATTAAATAGTGGCCCACCATCTGCCATATGAGATTCTACATAAGTCTCTTCTGCAATGTTTTCTGTATAACCTAATTTTTTCATTGTTGAAATAAATTTAAGTTTATCATTTATAAAGCCAGATAATAGCTCTAAATCTTCAGCATTTAATTTATATTTAAAATTATCTTTTGTATTTAAAAATATCTTATTTCTAAGTCTTCTAATTTGCATTTCAAATGGATCATCAAAATGCGATAAGAATATAGTTTGCTCGTCAAGACATGGCTTTCTGCTTGAGACATATTCTTCTGTAATGCTCTTGGTGAAGGTGCTAGCTGACTGATAGCTCCTTGTATCTCCAGACATTTCAGTAATAATTTTAACCTCATCTAATAAACCACCTAACTGCTTTTCACCAAGCATATTAGATCCTAGGAAAATTTTATTACCCAAGGTTGGTAGTCTAATTTGTAAATAAGATGGATATTCAAATAAATATATGCCAGATGGTAATTCGTAATTTACCTGCCCATTGCTGCCATAGGTTGTAATAAAAAATACACCATTTGAATACTTATAAATTTCTGCATAATTTCCATTATTATTTTGTTCAGTAATACTATTTGTTTCAAAAATTGATAATAATAATGGCTCATAATCAATGTCTATAATTTTAAATGTTCCATTGATTTTAGTTATTTTGGTGTAAAAATTAGTTAATTCATATATTTTATTTTCATTTATATAAATATATTCAGATACAATTCCATCTAAATTTTCTCCTTCAATATACAAATTATTGTCATATGAATATCCGTCTTTACAATAATTTATATTATCTGACTCAAATTTAATTGAGATTGATCTACCATAATTAGGTAGTTGATATGTTGAACTTAAATTTAAATCTTGAATTATTTCAAAAGAGAAAATATCTTCATCAAGAGTACCAGATGGAATTGTATCATCCAACAATACTCTTTTAATTTTAACAGAACCAAGATCTATTGGCTGAGGCATATTTGTAATAAACCCAGAAGCTTGATCTAGATATTCTGGTCCCAAAATTCTATTGCTAGAATAATTTATTTTTTCAGAAATTTTAGATTTATTTAACCCAAAATTTTCAACCCATATATCAAGATCTGATATATCAACAGATGGGGACCAATCACAATTTATATCTTTATATAAAAAGTCAATATTTCCATTGTTTAAATTTATTCTATATTTTGAGTTTATAACATTATTTTCTACAATAGATATTACACCATTATCTACTGTGTATAAAACTCCTCCAAGTTCTGATTTTATTTTTTCACAATTTACTTGATAAAATTCAAACTTTGTAGCAGAAAAAATAGTGCCAAGATCATTTCCGCTAACATGCGGTGGCCTGTAAAACTGGATTCCTGTAGAAGAAGTTGCAAAATAATATGGAGTTAAACTTTCAATATCTAATAAATAAATATTGTCACCATCTACAGATGATATTACAAAAGCTTTTTTATTTAGCTCTGAGGCTAGACCACCATCTTCTATTATAATGGTCTTACCAATATCATCATTTGAAAAAGAAGAAGAAATAGAATATAGATAATTTTCTCCAGCTAAAACTTGTCCATTATTATATGTTTCATAATAAGATATTTTAGTTTCAGAAAAATCTTGAATTACGTCTTTTGCAATGTCTCCTACCCTTGAGTCTTTCCATGGAGAAATATATCCTCCAAATCTATAAAGTGATGGAACTTCTGCACCATCAATAAATAGATGCATTTCGTCTTTTCCATACTCAGTATTGAGTCTCCAAGAAGCGCCTATGTGGTGAAACTCTCCAGGTAAAAAGTTTTTAATGTTTGAGGCAATATTATAAAATGTTTTATCTTTTTTAAATAAAGAATCATAAATTCTAAAATTTAAATATCCATAAAAATCTTTGAATAAAGAAAATCTATTTTTATAAAGATCTTCCCCAGAGTCAAAAATATATCTTTCCAAATCAGAAACAAACACAATAGTATCTATATCAGATCCTGATTCCATATACCCATAAGCATCAAGGTAGCCATCGGCTTTATTATAAAGTTTAAAATCAATTAAATTTGTTTGAATTAATAATTGATCAATATCTTCAAGATTTGTATCAATTTTACTAGATTGTAAATTTAACTCAATATAATCTATATCAATAGACACTTGACTATAAACATCTATAAAATTATTTGAAACTATATTTTTATCATTAAATCTAATATAGATTCCAATTTCTAAAATATTATTACAGCTATAAACATAATCTTCAAAAATAGAATATTTAATTCTTGAAATAATATTATTTTTATAATAAATAGTTATTAAATCATCATGCTTGTTAAGAGTAATTTGCAAGCTATTAAAATTGTTATTGTCCCAGTTAAACGGAATTAAATCAATAATATTACTTGACACGCCATCCACTATAGCTAAATATTTTTGACTAGAACTGGCAGCAAGTAAAATTTTAATATTTTTGATTCCGTCAAAAATTTCAGTAATGGTCAGACCTATTAAATTTCCAGAAATATTGCCTGAAAATTTTCCAGAATTTGAACCTATGATGTTTTGGTCAAAATCTAAAATTTTAAAAGAAATTTCATATTGTAAATCTTGAATGCAATTTAATGGCAAATAAAGATAAGAATTAGAATCTTCAATATTATTTATTTTATAAATATTTGATACCAAAGATGTATCAAAATTTCCAACTTTTCTCCAGTTATTAACGTTATGCTCTGTTCCACCAATAATTGTATTTATAAGATCACTTCCAAAATTATAAATGGTTTTCCATCCACCATTTTCTAATAATGATTGTCCACAAAATCTATTCTTCAAATCGCACCCATTTGATGGACACTCTGAATCATCCAGCATAGATCTTGCGTAAGAAAATCCACCGTCTGTGGTAATCTTTCCTTCTATATAATCCTGCAATTCTATTGACTTGTAATCAATATTATATCCATCCAAAATAGAATAACCATCTGGACCATTTGAAATAATGGATTGATTTGGAATTACTGATTTTAACTTCCAACTTCCAACGTTGTTATCATCTACTTTACAATTTTCATCAAGCCAAATATATACTGATTTTTTGTCTGTATTAAAATCAGGCAATCCATATACATAATTATCATTTTTATTAAGAGTAAAAATAAAATTAGTTGGGTTAATTTTTCCAGATCCAATATAAATATTTTCTAAGTTTAAACCTTCTTCAATTGAATAATTAAATTTAGAAATATTTATTTTATTTTTTACTACAGGATCTAAACATCCAATAAATATTTTATTATTTAAATCTGAAATTCCATTAATTTCAGAATCTATACCATATTCTGAGTTAAACCAAGAGTTTAAATTTAGAAAATCAAATAACTCAGAATATTGCCCTACAGAAAGAAGGTCGGAATAAGCAATATCAAAACTATAATTATTTAGTTGTAAACTAACTTTATTTAAAATTGGCTGTCTAAAAATATTTACATCAATATTTTTGCTTGTAAAATTTATTAGAACTGGTCTGGCATCAAAATTGTATAAATATTCTGAATTAAATGCTTCCCTTATAACTGAAATAACTGGAGTCAATATTATACCAGTACCACTTGGTTTTGTGGAATTTATAACTTGACTACCAAGTTGTGTAATGTACTGTTGATTATCTGGAATTTTATCTACATAAAATCCATATATCATTCCATCATCTGGGACATAATTTGTGCTTGTTCCACTCAAATCAATAAAAGATGTTATTGAATAAATTCTTCCATCTTCCATAGCATACTTACAGCCATTAATTTCATTATTTATAATATTAAATTTTTCAGATAAATATGAAATATTAATACCATCTGTTAAAGTAATTTTAACTTTATTAAATTCACTATCTCTAAATAACTCAAGAGAAGGTAGGTCATCATAAGATACGCAATTACAATTTTTTATAATATATGGGCCATCAAAATTTGGTATATCATTTTGAGATACATCTTCATCTTCTATCTTTAATACATAAACTCTGTTTGTCTCAGGGTTTATAATTGGCGATAGGGCACCGGCTAATAAAAGCACTTTATTCCCATCTCCAATGGAAAAAATGAATGGGCTGGAATAGTAAGACAGGAATATCTCCAAACCATCTCCCAGATAGCCTCTAGACGAAGCTGGGAGGCCAGACATGAATCCACCCATGCCAAAGGTCGAAAGCCTCTCAGAGAGCACGCTAGGGCTGCTGCTGTAGAAGCTGGATAGCGAGGCCGATGCACCAGATAGCGATGCAGAAAATGAAGCAAAATGTTTTGAAAATTTTGAAGAATTTAATCTATCATGATATTTGGTTATTCCAAAAGGTCCTATATTCTCAATATCCTCGACATATTGATAGTTGTAAAGAGATAAAGAATCTCCGGTCCAATCTGTTATACCATGCCTATCATTTGACATAAATAATTCAAAATTTTGATTTTTAAAAATATTAGAATTAAATTTTAAATCAAAATAAATTTCAGACATTTTTGAAAAGTCAAAAGTAAGATTAGCATCATTGTTTATTCCATGCCAATCATTTCTAACCCAACAGCTAACAGTTCCTTCGTCCAGATTTATTCCTGTTTTTGCTGGTGTTGAGATTACCAAATTATCATCAATCAATACTCCGGAATCAAATTTTCCAGATTCAAATTTTAAATTACCATTATATTCTATATTTCCAGGATTTAGAAGATCTCTGCCTAGTATCCAAGATCCAAAAAATGATTCTGAAACTTCCGGAGTTTGATCTGTAAATTTTTGAATCAAATTTTCAAAAGAAGAAATTACAGGGCCTCTAGAGAAGGCTTCAAGAGTACCCTGCAGTGCTTTTCTATAAACTTCCCTATCAGTGTTTTGTAAGAATTTTGTAAAAAATGGAATTTTAGTTAATAAACCAAAATTATTCTTTAAGGCATCCCTTAGAGCACCATATCTATAATTCACATAATATTGTTCAGATTGGGCAATAGAATTATTTATCTGCCAATTTATTTCATTATCTCCATATTCATATGATGCAACTAAATAATCAGAAGTATGTGTATAGTTATAATAAATTGATCCAGAGCTATACCAAGTTGCTAATTTTGTTCCAGGCAAAGGTATAAAATCATTTAAATAAATAATTTGAATTTGATCATAATTATTAATTAAACATTCTTCTGAAATTTCTATATTGATACTGGATGATGTTTCAGATACAATAATTTCATTTACAATTTTTCCTGCACCAATAATTGGAGCAATATAACTTGATATATCAAAAATATTTGAAACAACTGTTTCCCCAGTTATTTCATCATAAGATAGAATTTTAAATTTTAATCCAATATCATCTTTGATATAGTCATTTATTAAATTAATATTTAAATTAGAATCTATATAAATAGTGCCTTCAGATCCAGCCGATACAACATTATAAATTTCTGTAACAGCTTTCAGACCGTCAAGAGTTTGATCGGAAATTTCTATATTTAAAGTCAAATTTTTGATACTATATACAAACCCAAAATTTTCTTTTGGAATAGAAAATGTATATCCAGAATTATTTTTTGCTTTAATAATTTTGTTATTTTTTAAATCTAAATAATTATCTACAATATTAAATTCTGGTAAATATAAATTTTTACCATCATTTAAAATAGAATTTAAAGCTTCATCTTTAGAGCTTGCATTTTCTTGGTAATTAATATTTTTAGAATTAGCACCAAATATAGAACTTAAATTATAAATGCCATAAAATAAAGTTGGTGTTAACCTTGTATACAATAAATAATCATCAGTAACTACATTTGATTCTATTTCATCTCCATTGGAATTTACAAATGTAGAGCCATTTGGCAGCTCAAAAGATGAGTTTAAGTTTTGTATATATATACCATCATTTACTATTGTTTTGTCTGATATATAAAAATAATTTTTTTCTGAAGAAGATTTTTTTCTGTAAATACCATCACATGTGATAATATTTGTATTATTTGATGTAATTTTTGCATGATCATAAGACGCGTAACCTAAATCTATATCATAATTTACACCAACGGCAATATGTAATACTCCATTATTATAATCAACAATATAATCTCCAGCACCTTGTAGGTTAGCCAAAGTTATTGTAATTGTTGATAAATTGTCTTCATCTTTTACCATCCTGGATCTAGTGGATGTATAAAAATCGGCATCTCTAAAAAAACATTTTTCATTAGTAAAAACATTTTCATTTAAAATTAATGATGAATCAACAAAATTTCCAATTGCATCGTTTTTTTGATTTAAAATATTGTTATTTTCTAGCTGAATAGAAAGACAATATACTCCAATATGGTATTCTTGATTAAGATCTGGAAGATCAGATGAATTAGTTAGGGCAAAAGAATTGATATTAGAGTTTCCATCTGGATCTGCAAAAAATTTAATATTCATATTTTGAACTTCGCCATTGATATCTTTTAATAAATAATCAGGAGAAGTTAAGCTTATTAAATAAGCAGGAATAGGTGGATAGAATTCTATATTATTAAGACTGGAATTATTTGTTATTTTAAATTTAAAAATAGAATTTAAAAATTTAAAATAAGGAGTTATTTTTTCATTTTGTATTTTATTAAAAACTGGAGTGCTATTAGTTACAGAAGAAAACTTAGGTGGATTTAAACCAGAAAAAGTTATCTCATTTTTATAAAATGAAATAGGCTGGTAAGTCTCTCCGCTTGTTTGATTGTATACAGAGAAAACTTTTGTTATTGGGGCATTTTTTGTTTTTAAAGTATATGTTGATAATAAGTTTGAATTAACTTGTTCATTTAAAACTTCAATATGTGCCTCTGCTCTGTAATCAACATTTTCAACAAATTTTTGTTGATAACTAAAAGATACTATTGCAATAGAATTCTGCAATGATCTTCCAGATGTTGCAACAAAATCATTATTATCAATATAATAATCTAAATCTTTAACATATGTTTTTTTATAATAATAATTAACATAGTATTGATAATTACTTGTTCCAAATAAATTCTTGTCACCAAAAATAATTACTTCTCCTGTCTGATAATTTACCGCATACTCTCCAGACAAAGATGGCAACTTTGAAGTATTAAATGGTATTTCATATAAGAACGTACTTATATCAGAGCCGATTATGGTGAGATCTCCAAGTGATCCGGATTCACCGGACTGTTTTGTAATTGGTGCATTTTTTAGAAAAAATCTAGTAGACTCTTGTGGAATTGATTCATATGTAACTTTTTCAATATTATAAGTTAATATAGATTCTACATTAATTTTTTTAGAAAGATCTTTATATAGATAAGAAACTTTGATCAAATCGCCTGGAGATGGAAGTACAAATCCAGAAGATTCGGATAATAAAATTTGGTTAGAATTTAATTTGCTATAAGAAAAAGATCTTTTTGGATCATATTTATTGTTATTTATGGAGTAATTTAATTTTTCAATATCATAAACATATTCAGTCTGTGCACATAACGCAGTTGCTTCTTTGATTATTGATAAACTTTCTAATTTAATAATATTATTTTTTTCTAATGTTAATAAATATCCAGAGATATTTTTATTTAAATTACTAAAAATAATTTCCTCTGAATACAATTCTTGTTGTAAAGAAATTGGATAATCAGAAATAAAAGTTTGTGATAAAACTTCAGAATTAGAATTAAAATATAATTCTTTAAAAATTAAATTTTGACCAACAGGATATTTTGAAATAGATTCTATTAGATAGGCATTTTCATGAGCAAGTCTGTCTTTTGCTCCAGACCCTCTGATTCTAAATTCATCTTCAGCTCTAGCAGAAATATAATTATCAGATAATACTTCTCCAATATGTTTTTCTATTTGATATAGTTCTTCAGCTTCAATCGATAAAATATTTCTTATATTAGAGCCTTCTAGGTTATAAGTTTTTGGAGTATTTAAAAATATTCTATCTCTAATTGGATTATATGAATCAGATCCAACAAAATATATAGATCTGCTGACATCATCATTTGCAAGCCTATCTCCATCATCCGCTGAAAATTTAATTTGATCTGTATCTTTCAAAGTTATAAGATACAAATTTCCAGAAATTTGAGGATTGGTTGTTAGCAAAATGGAAGTACCAGATACAAATACATCCAATATTTTAATGTCATCTTCCAAGCCAACGGAGGAGCTGACATTAAAATTGTCTACACTGATTAATGCGGATATGTTTTTGTTAAAACCTAGCTCTATTTGAGTAGATGAATTTACCTGTAAAGTATTTGGTCTTAATGCCATTTGATGCCTTAATTAATTCTAAATTTATCTTTGGAAACTGTACTTATAGTAATTGTACCAGGAATAATAGTCTGATTCTCTAGTGCGTAGATAAAAGCTTTTCTACCAGTTTTGCCTGAATTATTAAACAAAGAAATATTAACTGAATCAACACCCCTTATATTTGCCGCAACAGAAGAAACATCTGAATAGTCAATTCTTGATCCAAGTGAATTAGTAGTAAGTAGTCCAGTTATTGCAGTAATAACATTCTGTTCTATGCTAGTTGATTCTGTTAAAAAGTCATCATTAACTAATATTGTTCCTGAAACATCTACCTCTATTGAAAAAGCTTCTTTGACTAATAAGTCTGCAGTTATTGGCCTACGGGATTCTATTGCTTGAGTGGCATCAATTACAAGTCTATTTAAGCTATATGAAATCTGCAATCTTTCTCCATTTTTTGGAGCAAGAAATGAATAATCTGTATTATAATTTGTAAAAGAAATTGGTTGGTTAAATGCAGCAACCTCTAATGACCCCTTCAATATTCCGGCTGTACTTTTAAAACCATTTAAGATTGATATAGAACCTATTCTTCCAAAAATGTTATTTGTTATCTTTGTTCCAGAGGATCTTACATAAATGTCTTCTTGCTCATTTGTATTTAAAATTTGACAATAAACAAAGATAGTATCACCAGAATTAAAAGAACTTGGATTTCCAGAATGTGAAGGAACGGAAATTTTTAGTGACGATAATGAGGAATCTTTTGAGCATCTATTTTGATCATATAAATTATCTAATAACCCATATCCATGTATTTCTAAGTCAGAGGATATTCCGCCAGAAGTATAGGATATTTTGTCTACCTTTGCTATTGAATAAGTTGAAGGTATGCTTGCTAAATTTAATTTTGATAATAAAGCATTTGTAATATCAATTACTCTTCCACTTGTATTAATTCCAGATATTTCTAAAATATAATTATTAAAAGATGTGCCTTGTATTTTTATTTTTCCTGGATTTATAATTGCAGAAAATAAGAACTTTAATTGTGCAGGTCCATATCTAAAAATTGATATAGGAGTAGAGTTTTCAAAGTTATAATCAATAGGCTGTAGGAGGGTATTTATGGTCCCTCCTATCCCAATAAGTGTATTTGCATTTGAAAGAGATTGAATTGGAAGATTTGTCAAATCAGTTTGAGAAACTAAAAAGTCTTTTTTAGAAACATAAGAAATATAAACAGTAGATTGATTTGCATAAAGATTCAAGATCAATGAATCAATACCATGTAACTCTCTAGTCTGCTGACTTGGTAGTGTTATAAGGTTGTTTGCAAAAACACCATCTGTTCCATCAAAGTTGTATAATTCTATTTTGTTATAAAACACAGAAACACTATTACCAATTGCTGCAACAGAATCTGTTGGTAATATTATTTTGTAACCAATAATACTTCCGTTGTTTTTTGTTGTGTTGTAAAGATCAAGTCCATCAGAGTTTCTTTTAATAGAAATTACATTATTAATTGTACTTCCAAGACTAGAAAGATCCACTCCTAAATTTTCTATACCATTTACTGCAATAGTAGAAATAGTTGAAGTGGTAGAGGACTCTACCCAAACTGAAGCAACAGATGTAATATTATTAAGCAACTCTACTTGATATTCAAGTCCATCATTACTTATGGTGACTAATGACTCTTCTTTTGATACTCCGTTAGATGTGGTCCAGTCAATAACATTGTTACTGGAACTTGTTTTATAAACAGATATATTTTTGTATCCAGCAAAATCAACTGATGGATTAAAATATTTTCTCCAAATATAATTTACAGATATAACATCAGAAGGAGTTGGCAGCTGCTTACCAGAAATAGTTATTTGACCACTAATATTTAATCCAGATTTATCATCAAAATTTTGATTTGAAATAATGTAAACTTCACTTGTAGTTAAGTTTTGAACTCTATTTACTCTAATAATTGGTTTGTGAGCTAAATTTATAATATTTCGATTAGTTCTGCTTACAAAAGCTGCTTCATTTACTTCTGAGATATCCAAATAAACAGAGTCTAAATTATTAATATCTGTAAAAGCTAATGAATCAATGCTGTTAATTGAACCTTTGGATATAGATTCTGCATCTACTTTTTTAGATCCAGAAATAAAATGAATTTTATCATAACCAAAAGGGCTACCGCCAACACTATCGGAGGCATCTTTTATTAGCTCAAAATTTCCAATAGTTTCTCCATATTGGTTTACATATTTTTGTATTAAATCACCAGATTTACTACCAGTTATTGAAATAACATTGCTAACAGGTTGTAGTGGTAAATTATTATTTTTTAAAGCCAATAACCTTCTTTCTTCTATTGTTCTTGTTAAATCCTGATCTTGTTGTCCAAGAACATAATCATTTTCTTCCCTAGTAGGATCACCTTTGCCAGATAAATCTGTGAAGATATATGACTCAGAGACAACTTCTGTTTTATTTCCAAGTACATAAACATCTACTTTTCCACCATTTCCGGAATTTAGAATTCTTGTTCCACCATCTGACGTTGCTATTGTTTCTGTGCCATCTCTTAGCATCAGGGAGCTTCCAGGCTCTACTACAATTACATCCTGAATGCCATTTAGAGCCAATGCGGCAGATCTATACCCGGAGCTAGTACCTATATTTGCCCCGCTAAATACTGATAGAATTCTTGATCTAAATCCATCATCTCCTTCTCGATTTTGTCCACCAGAAAATGGAGATAGATTTGTTACAACCAGTCCATTAAGGCTGACATCAAGCGAGACTATTTGCTGAGAGGATATATTTCCAGCAGAACCAACTCTAGTACACTGTACTGGAATTTCTATTGCATAGCTTGCAGATATTCCGGCTAGATTTAATGCTTTTTTCAACCTAGTTGCATTTGCGGAAAGCCTACCCTTTTCTCCTACAGTCATGGAATAATTTCCAAGAGTCTTAAAGGTTAGTCCATTTCTGGATGTTCCAGTAGTTCCAGTTGAAATAGGAATATCTGAAGATAAGTTATTTGTACAAACAACAATAAATCCAGATGATGGAGATCCTGTCTTTCTGCCTATTCCAAAGTTGCTGGCAAGCAAGTCCAGATCCTGACCAGATGAGGATGATAGGGATTGTTTTTGTGACAATACATTTAAGACATTATAAAATCTTGCAATTTGGTCTGCCGGCAAATCAATAAATAGATCCCTAGAAACGCTCCCTGGTTTGGTATCCAGATTTGGCTGGCTAACTTTAAGCCTCTCAATCATTGAGTTTACTATATCACTAAATCCTCTAGAACTAGCCATGAAAACCTCTTACATTAATCTGATGGTAATATTGTCAAAAACTTCTGTCAATTGTTGCGTTAAAATAGATATTCTTAAATTATACAATCTTGGATCAGCAGTATCTCTTAAAACACCAACATCTAGAACAGAAACTATAACTTCTGAAGGAGATAGCGTTTGAGATCTTGCTTGTCTTTTTTGCATAGCAATTAATCCATTTATTGCTGACAAGGCAGTGTTTTTTATTTCTGCTTCAGTTAGCCTGAAATCTGTAGAGCCAACTTCTAACTGGCCTAAAGCACTTCCGTAACCTGGGTGAAATTTATTATCACCATAGGCTGTTAAAAGAATTTTAATAATATCTTGTCTTAACTTTTGATTTCCAGATACAGTAGCAATAGATCCAGCATTATTAATCTGTAAATCACCTTTTGAAATTTTTAAATCAAATGACATTTTTTAACCTAATTATCTATATAAAAATAATAGATAACTATAATTAACATTATAGATCTAAGATTTTAACAACCCAACAAA